AAAGTAGAATTCTTGGATTGATATCTCATTATAAAACACAGGATAAAGACTTATTGCCCACTGTAGTTAGTAATGAAGTATTATCTGTTCCTATGAGTGATTATCAATTTATGAAATACTCCGAGAAACGTAAATTGGAAATTGAGCAGAATAAGAATAAGAAAAAGTCTAAACGTAGTGCTAAAGGCGATAACTCAGATGGTTCTGGTGAAGAAGTAAAGAGTAGTTATAGAGCATACTCTAGAATGCACTGTAGTTTCGCTTTCCCAGAAGATATTCCTAGACCTTATATTGGTGAAATTTCAAGAGACAGTGAAGGTTTAGAAGAAACACTCAATGAAATGGGAGTTCAAACTGACTTGGAAGATGTCACTCCTGAAATGGAGCAAGAATTATCTAAAGCTACAAGTAAGGCAATTGTAAAAGAATATGAGAAACAAAAGAATGCCACTCTTAGAAAATTAGACCGTAAGAAAACCGAATATTTATTGATGGATGATGAAGAAGGACTAGTTAAGTATTCACCTAAATATAATAACTTATTAAACAATGTTATGACTAGTGAAGGAAATGTATTCATATACACCGAATATAAGACATTGGAAGGGATTGCTGTTCTTTCAGTAGTTTTAAAAGCCAACGGATACGATGAGTTACGATTAAAACGTGACGCTGAAGGAGATTATATTATAGACGCTGATTTATCTAATCCATTAGAACACTCTAAGAAACGTTTCCTCTTCTGGGGCGAGAATCCTGAATCTAGTGAATTGCTTAGAAAAATATATAATAATCAGTATGATGAACTTCCTGAAAAAATACAGAAACAATTAGCATTACTACCACATGATAACCTAAAAGGTGAGATAGTCCAAATACTTCTTACTACCAAAACAGGAGCCGAAGGAATTGACCTTCACAATGTTCGCCAGGTTCATATTATTGAACCTTATTGGAATCCAGTGCGTCTCAAACAGGTAATGGGTCGCGCGGTTCGTGTAAATTCACATAGAAACTTACCTAAATCAGAGAGAACTGTTGAAATATTTACATATATCGCAACTATTACATCAGTCCAGAAAAAAGCAGATAAACAGATAGAAATTGATAGTGGTGGATTATGTTCAGACGAGGTTCTATTCCAAATTTCACAAAATAAATTATCAGTAATGAATACACTACTGAGATTAATTAAAGAAGCAAGTATAGATTGTTCGCTAAATGCGATTGAAACAATGGACCCCGATGAACCATTTACTTGTGTAGATTATGGACCATCATCTAGATTGACACGTGACAATTATTCTTATACTCCAAATATTATGGATTCTCTTCAAGACCGTGAAAGAGCTCGTAGATTTGAAGCAAAAATGGTTGAGTATAAGTTTGCTAAAATTAAAGGAATAGAATATGCCATTAGAACTGAAAACCCTAATTTAATGCACCTTTATGACGCTACAGCAGTTCGCAGTGGAAGACCCGGAAAACCAATTGGAGAAATAGCAGTTCAAGATGGCAAACGCAAAATGAAAATTTATTAATTATTCCTGTTCCTTTTCCTTTCTAGCACGTGTAATTCGTAAAATACTCGCAGCCAAATAAATCATACCATCTAGGGCTTCCTCAAGTGCCATTTCCTCCCATGAATCCTCTTTTGTACCCCATTGTCTAGTATCATCTTCTGTCCTTAGACCATGACCATATCTTTTGAGTCCTAATTCCATACGTTCTCGTATGATATCCATGATTTCTCCATTGTCATCTGCTTTATTGGCCATATTTTAAATCTACTGCTATTAATGATTATTTACTTAAATAAAAAACAATAAATAATTATAAGAATGAGTGATATAAGAAACTGGTTTAATCCAGTAGAAACAGCAGCAGTAGAAACAGCAGTAGTAGAAACAGCAGCAGTAGAAACAGCAGTAGTAGAAACAGCAGTAGTAGAAGAAACTGAACCAGGTTTAGCAACACGAGAAGTCATAGCATATACTGATGGTTCAGCTATTGGTAATGGAAGTGTTAATGCTACTGGAGGTATAGGTGTATTTTTTAGTGACAATGACCCTAGAAATATTTGTAAAAGTGTTATTGTTCCAAGGGTGACAAATAATATTTGTGAGTTATTCGCAGTTATTCAGGCAATTGAAAAAATTATTGATACTGAGTCTACTACAATAGGATTAAGAATTGTAATTTTCACTGATTCGGAGTATATAGTAAAAAGTGTACTTCAATATTCAAAGGCCTGGGAAAAGAATGGCTACAAAAATAAGAGGGGACAACCTATAAAAAATATGGTTCTCATGAAGAGAGTAATAGAGTTATACAAAAAATATAATGTAAAACTTCACCATTGTATGGCACATAAATCTGAACCAAGGGACCCAGTAAAAAGAAAGGTATGGTATGGAAATAAGATGGCGGATTTGCTTGCGCGTAAGGGTTCAAGTTAGAAATTTATTATTTTTTTTGAGTTCTTATTAATTAGTGTTAATTGTTCCTTATTCACAACTAATTTATTATTTTTTTTTATCATAAAATAAATGTTACTAAAGTATTCATTTTTTTTTGTTTTTAGTTGATACAACTCATAACCGTATTTATAAAATAAAATACAGAGTTCCATTGCTGTAACCCTATAATTATTTTCTTTATCAACAAGACTATCTGGAGTTGTTAATAATCTTATTATTGGTTCATTAGTTATTCCTAAACTGTGAATAAAATCTACGTTTTCTTGTAATGTCCAACCACGTTTCTCTAATGCTAACACTTTAAAATACTTATTTAGTGTAAAATATGGTAATAGATATTTATAAGTTCCAATGACAGGTTGTCGCCTTTTACCTTTTGGCAATAATGGAACATTTAATTTAGATGTAGTATTAATAGATAATTGTCTCTCTTTACTACTGTTATTAAATTTAAAAGGTTTTCCTCTAGATTTTTTAAGTGATTGCCAATTACATTTTCTATTTTTTACAACTTTATTAATACTACGGTCTTTCTTAACAAACATATAATAATATAAAACTAACATTTAAATATTTTCTTCATCTATTATAATAAATGTCCGGTTCCTGTAATTTAATGGATACAGCTAAAACACCGGTAGTATATACCGTAAGAGATGCCATTAAGGGCATTAAATACTACTTTATCCAACCTCTTGAAACTAGTTTAATATCACTTTTTGAAAATTTAAGTAAATCAAACAGTAAAACTAATGGTTTATCAACTAAACAAAAAGAGTTACTTTCTACTTGTTATCCTAATGATGATGTATTATCTAAACTAGAAGCTGATGTTCGTAACGGAAACGTATTCATAATAATACCATACTTTTTAGAAAAATCAGATTCAATAATAGATATTAAAAGGAAATTAATGAATGCTATAGGATATTACTACAATGATATACATCTCTGGGCAGATGTTACAGTTAGTGATAACAGACTCTCCAAAACAATTTCAGCGAGATATGGAAATGACTCCGAACCTCCCAATAGTTTTACCACTTTTAAATACTTACCTAATTTTGATTTTCTTGAATGTAACACCCGTGTATCTCTAGGAATTTATTATGAATCTTCTCTGGGAATTGAATTATTAGACCCTAATCCAAAAAATATGTCACCAGACCAACTCGCGGTAAATGTAATTAATACAGATACAATGACATTAGGTTACTATAATATTAAGAAAAATGAAATTAATATGATGGATTTCAACAGTTATAGGGAAAAACACCCTGAAGAAACTGATAAAAATTTAGCTATATTGCGACATTTCTTTCCCAAATCAAATGAAGAACCTGAATTTCAAGCAGAAAACTCGCCAGAAGTTATACGAATAATTAATAAGTCAATTGAACTTTCAAAGGCACCTATTGTTTCACCTGAAGAAAATATAAAAATAGGAACAATCGGTTTTAACAATATAGTTATTCAGGTAAATAGGCCAGCAAATATTTACAGAAAATCTCCACACGAACGCGACATAAATTTACTAAAGATTTTTGAAAAACTGGAATTATCTGAGAATATTCCATACATTCGTTATAGAGATATAGACCGTAAATATTTTACAAGAATAGCATCAGATAAACTAGTGAATGTATATCATGATGGTGTAAAAGTTGAATTAAATAATAAATACAAGACTACTAACGGTGAATATTTACAGGATTACTTACCTGGATTAAAACCTACAAATGTATCGAAAACTGATATGAAAAATTGGAGTAGCACGGCAATATCATATAGAGAACGCCAACAATTAAATAGAGATAGAGAAATATCAGATTCAAATATAGATTCAAATATAGTTTCAGAATTACTTTTAAAGGTAAAATTAAATCCTTCTGACGAATTATCTGGTCACCCATTTATAACCGATAATTACCTTACTCTAGTTATTAAAAGGTCTGGTCACGTATATATTAAATTTATTGAGAATAAGGGTGATTTACCATTTGATTTACTTTATTGTAGTCATTTAAATAGTATTATACCAGTAATTGCTGAAATAAATACTCATACAAAAGATAAGGTGGCATTATTTCTACCAGAAAGACCTAGTATAAGAAACACCCCCACAAATATGGAATATACTACATTTGATGCTAATATTCACGAAATAATGACCATTAAACCAGTAAGTTTCAAAAAATTAGCGGATGATTTACGATATTTAGTTCCCAAATTTTTTGATTTTCGTGTAATAAGAGATACAGATACAATAAAAATGAAATTTTCAGGAGTAGATAATTTCCAGAACTTTTCTAATATTAAAAATCATTTCTTAAAACTACGTGAAGTTGTGAAATCAGCACCTAAATTAATGGAAACTTTTCTATTAGATTGTGAAAATATATTCAATTTGACACAATTGGAAGCTACTAAGTTAATTGAAATATTTCGTGAAGAGATAACAACCGAACCTAATGTAAAACCTAACTTTTATGCTGACTTAGATATTGAAATAGAATTGAAAAGACTTACCGATACTTTATTTACAAGCCGAATAACAAGTTGTAGTTCTTTAGAGAACCTACACGAAATAAATAAAGAATTAGAAAAATATTTCTTGAGGTGTCAAATAGATAAATCTAAATCTGTTTCTAAAGTATCTTCCGCCACACAAAACACCCCCAGTGACCTTAAGATAGAATTAACTAAGATAGTTCTTCCACAAAAAAAAAGAAATTTCGTTGAGCACGATGCTAGTGAATTAATGGAAGAAAGTGATTTGGATGACTTTTCTGATTCGGAAGAAGAATTTGAGGACGAGGAAGCTTACCCAGAAGAACCTTTAACAGAAGGAGATGATTCTGGTGGCGGAGAAGCTGCTCAAAATAAAACTAATAAAACAGAAGAAGAATTAGACGAAGGAAGTATATCGAAACTAATGGATATGGAAACCAAGACAATGAGACAATTTATGCCAGCATTAAGAAAA